AAGTTACACCCCCTATATATAAGGATGAGAATAGTAGTTTAGAGAAAGAATATGTCCCATCATCTCAGCCTTTGGCTTCGTCGATGAAACTTTCTCTCCTTCTTTTCCAAAAAATCAAGTCATACAATTCATCGTTCAGAGAAAACGTCAACCTCAAGGTCTGGGCTAAACATATTGAAAAGATGATGAGAACACAGAAGAGATCTGAAGAAGATGTCATTAAAGTGATTGAATGGTGCTTTGGACCTGATCCAGATTGGGACTGGGCTAAAGTCATTCAAGGTCCAGATAGTTTAAAAAACAATTTTGATAAGATGATGTGTCAAATTTTACATCCTTCAAAAAAGAAGATAGAGCAGCAAGAAATATCAAATACGATCAACGTAGAAAATGAAAATAGAATTTGGTTACAACCGATTAAGAATATGGAGTTTAACCACCCAAATAAAATAAGTGTTGGAGAGCATGGAATTTCAATGACAACGGCAGAAGGGTATCAATGCATCACTTATCGAGAGTATGGAATCAAAGAGCGCGTAGAGAAACAACTCAGATTATTGAATCAATGGGAAGAATTTAAAAAAATAAAAGTGAGATTTAAATGAGATTACATCTACTAGAAAAATGCCTTGAAGATGTTCATAACCAGATAGATGAGCTAAGTTTTTCTGAGTTGATACGACAATGCAGAGATGTCTTGGGTATCAAGCAATACAGAGCAGGTGAGTTCATGGGTATTAACCACCAACGGCTCAACAATCTTGAAACAGGATATTTTAGAAACGTCCCCACCCAGGATGAGTTGAATGGTATTGGAAATTTATTTGATCTCGAGGTCTCAATGTTGGAATCGAAGGCTCAAAAACATATGAAAGAAAGAGAATTAAAAAAAAAGATAACAACTTTACATGATGGATAAGAAAAAATGTAAAATATGTTTTAACAAGAAAGACATAGAAAAAGATTTTTACAAATCTAAAAAAGGACAGATCAATCGGTGTAAGAGCTGTCACGATAAATATACAAATGCGTGGTACGAAGATCACAAAAAAAAAATCAAAGATACAACTGATACCTTTGGATTTGCTCGAAGAAGAGCTCGTTGACGATCGTGAAGATCTCAGGGATACGATTGATAGAAAACTTATTTTTGAGTTATGGGATAGGGTTTTTGTAAAATGCGAAAAAATAGACAGAACAATGATTAGAAACTTTGAGATGGCGATTGATAGCTTTGATATTCCAATTGCAGATGATTGGTATGATGAATACCAAGTCAAAACAATAGAATTGATAGAAAGAATATTTACCAAAGGCATCATACCAGAAAAACCCGAGTGGATTAAACTGATATTTAAGGAATATATTCCATATTTAACAGCCTCTTCAGAACATATATTAAAAATAAGACCTGTTACAAAAAAAACTTATGACGCTTGGATGAAAAAATCCCTGAAAGAATATGAAACTGATACTAAATCTTTAAAAGAATATGAAACTGATACTAGAAGAAAACCCAATAGCTAAAGCACGCCATCGTCTTGGGAGGGGTCAAGTGTACGATCCACAGAGCGAGAAGAAAAATATGGACAGGATGATCTTCAGATCTCAGATGTTTGATAAACGCATTCTAAAGCTTCCTAAGGGACCTTTAGAGTCTACCCTTCACTTTGGTATTAGTATGCCTAGATCGTGGAGCACAAGGCTTAAAAACAAGTTCAGAGGCCAACCATGTATAGCAAGACCAGATCTAGATAACTATATGAAGTATTATTTCGATGTCCTGAACGAAATAGCTTATCAGGACGACGCTCATATTTCAAGAGTATGCGCAGAGAAATTTTATGTAGATGAAGGCTATGTGGAGATAAATTTAAATTCTATCAATGAGTAAAGACTTTTTTATTTTTCTAGCAACTCATGAAAATGCAGCTTTAATAACATTTCGAGGAGAACTAGAAGGAATATTAATAAAAAATACCAATGATTTTTTTAAAAATGCTGACGCACTTCAAGAATTGATGGTACACGTAATGAAAAGAACAAGCTCTCAAGAAGGAAGGTGGATATGGAAAATAAGCCAGAGATGGGAAAGCATCTCAGGATGGGAATTAAATGAAGGAGACGGAGGATCAGATGAACTTCCAGATGGTGTGTACCACTTGTAAGGATCTTGTTTTGGTTAATGCAACAGGAACTTGCCTCGCATGTCAAAAAGGATTTTGTTCATCTCCCCAAGAAGATTCATGGAAATATCATCAAAACAAACTACTAGAACTAAAACTACAAATAGAACTACAAAAAGAAAAAGGGAAAAAAAATGAGTACAATCGATGATTTTGTAAAAATTAAATTTACTTATAAAGACGATAAAGAAGTTAATATAAATCTATTAAGGGATAATCTTGAGTCATTTATAAGCCATTTACATGCTAATAAAATATTTTGGGGAAAGGAAAAAGGAATGCCAGATAAAGGATTCTGGACAAATATAGAAGACATTCGATTGTATGAAATAGAAACTATCAAAGGATCAGAAAATGAGGGAAAAAAAAGCCTTACTGATAAAAGCCCTACAGAAATATCTAGAGTTAAAAATAAAGCTAGAGAAGGAAATCCTACAGCTAAGAAGTGAAGAAATTAAAGCTCTTACAGATCTCACTATGGTATTTGATATAACAATGGAAGAAGAAAAAGATAAAGATTTCTTACAAGGTATTTGGCGAGGGCAAGCTTATAATACAATATTTGATGTTACAAATAAAAAATAAATTCCATATATAAAATGGAGTATGAAATGGAATCTAGAAAAAAGAGATATTAGTGAGATTTATTTAAATGAATACAACCCAAGAACTCTTTCAAAGAAACAAGAAAAAGAACTCAAAAGATCTCTTAGAAAATTCGGACTATGCCAACCCATTATCATCAATACTATTGGAAAAATACTGGGCGGACATCAAAGAGTTAAACTCCTGCAATCCATGGGATATAACTCCATTGATGTATACGTTCCCCAAGAACCACTTACAGAGAAAGAAGAAGAAGAACTCTCTATCCGCCTTAATAAGAACACTGGCTCGTGGAATTTTGATCTTCTTGCTGATTGCTGGGACTGTGAAGATCTTATCTCATACGGATTTAGTATGGAAGAACTTGAAATCGAGTCTATACCAGATCAAAAAAATCCTCCCACTAAATTTATGATAAATATTAAGTGTAATAATCAAGATCAGCTAGAGAATATAGAAAGACTTATATCTGAATATATAAATCTAGAGGGAGCCACTTATAAGGTCAAAATCAGGTAAAATAATGAGCAAATGGTTACTTTATAGAGAGAGCAAAAGAAAAATAAAATTATTAAATTTAAACGCAGCTATATCTATAAATATTAATAAATTTATTATCGATTTTTATGGTGATTTTTTGACCGTAACTACTGAATGTGAAAGTATTAATAATGAAAATATTAATAGATGTATATGTATTCTATTTATAGATGGATCAAAAGAGAATATTATATATGGATGTAAAGAAAAAGTTTATAATAATTTTTTCAATATAAATGAATTTTTAAAAGATAATAGTCGATCATTTTTAGAATTACAAGAAGAGGAAGAGGATGAAAAAGACAGGAAGGCCCAAAGCAGTAATTAACTGGGAAGAGGTAGATAAATTATTAATAGCTGGTTGTATTGGTACTGATATTGCACATCAATTTGGGATGCATGCAGATACTTTATATGACAACTGCGTTAGAGATAATAAAGTATCTTTCTCCCTTTATGCACAACAAAAGCGCTCCCACGGTGATAACTTACTTCGAATGGTACAGTTTGATGAGGCCGTTCGTAAGAGGGATAGAGGGATGCTTATATGGCTCGGTAAGAACAGATTATCCCAACATGATAAATCAGAAATAGCACACAAAGGAACTTTTCCAATTGAAATAGTAAACTTTGGTGATAAAGACATTACACCTTGGAAAGATGAAAAAAAAGGAAAAATAAAATGAATGAAAATGAAATCAACGGACTAGAAACTATGGAATATGAACCAGATTACTCTATCTGTATGAATCTCCCTTTTGAGATATGTGATATTATGCATCGAGAAATAGGTTCAAAAGCAAACTATGTCAAGAAAAATGAATGGATTAAATATAGATTTATAGAAGGCATTAAAATGCATATAACTAAACAATTTGAAAAATCATTGAAGGAAATAAAATAATATGAACCGATTTAATAAATACGAATTTTTTAATTATAAAGAAAAAAATAGTAAAAATTATGATGAAATATATAAAGACCCTGAGATAAATGCAACTACTCTACATAAAGTAAGAAAAATACTTAAAGAAGGAGACTATGAATCTTTAAAACAAGCAAGATCTGGACAGTCAACTATAAATAGAATCTATTATAAATTGAAATCTGTAAAAACTAAAAATAATGCTACTGGAACAAGAAGAGATCCAAGAACTGCTGAAGAAGTTCAGAATATATTTAAAAAAATTAATGAATTTCCCTATGTAGATTATATACATTTTTCAACAAAAGATTTAATAAAACTAGAATTTTTTAACTCAGATGGACAGGCAGCATCGATGAGACGTAGAGAAGAAGGACCTGGTTTTTATAGAAATGAATTAGGAAATATATATTATAAAAGAGAAGATTTTATAAAACATTTAGAAGAATTATATCCATTAGATAAAACAAACAAAATTATTAAGGTAGATGATCATATTAATGAGAAAAGACAGCTTGTTTTTCCTATTTTAGAAAAAAATAGAGACTCACGTTCATATATAGATATTCCCAAAGAAATAATGAATCTTATCTCTCAAGAAATAGCTGAAGACTGTAATCAATCTACTAAAAGTGAATGGATTTATAAAAGATTTATGAGTGGTGTTGAGGAATATCTTAATAAAAAAATAGCTAACATGTATATTAAAAAGAATTGTGCATAGAAAAAAAGGAGAACTATGAAATACTTAATAACACTATTAATATTTATATCATTTGTTACAATATCATGTACAAATAATTCATATAACTTAAGAAGAACAACTATTTATCCTCCTATAGCATGGGAATTAAAACCTGTAACTTCAACTAATTGCGAATGTATTAAAAGAGAAAAAATCTCTTTAGAATCCGCTGATATCAGTACAGAAAGTGCTGATGAAAAGGAGATTCGTCTTGAAAGATTTAAAGTAAATCCTGGAAAGAACATACATCAATGTATTTGGGAACAGTTTAATACAGATCTTAAGAATCTTAGAAAAAATCCCTAAAAGGATGAACATATCCGATAAAGAAAGTCTAAAATATCCATACCCGTGCCGACATAAAATATGTAGAAAATTAGGCTACTGCGTCTGTATAGTCAAAAACATCAGAAGCTGGTTTGAAGCAAGAGAACAGCGTTATGATGTGGATGACGAGTCGAATTCTTTAGAGGATAAATAGAAAAATATGACGTGGATTTGTGTTAAGGACAGACTACCAGGTAAATGCTGTAGAGTTCTAGTAAGCAGTAATATTGATGGAACTGGTTGTATAGTATGTAATTATGATTCTATAAGAAATAAATTTGTAGATAGTCGTACATTATTTAAGGAAGATGAGATATTAACTCCTAATTTCTGGGTAGAAATGAACTTACCCTATTTTGATGAATGAATAAAGACTAAAATATGAATCCGAAGTTGTTTTTAGGTTTTGTTGTATCATTTATTATATTTTATATATTAATTGAATATATTAGAGATTTAATATTTAATTTTAAAATTAAAAAATAAATACAAAGCATCCCTTACGGTACGCCCGTGAGGCCGCCACGGATCCGTACCGTGGTTTTTTATTTATAAGACGTTAAATTTTAATATCTAAAGTGATTTAGGGGGGGAATTTGGTTAAAAGTTAATAGAAGACGAATCAGACATTATGGCTAAAAAAATTATCAAACAAATCAAAACCATTCAGAAAAAAGAAAAATTAACTTACAAAACTCGTAAAGGTAAGACCGTATCAATTAAGGCCACCAAAACCAGCGCTAAAATCGACAGTAGTTGATATAATATGAGACATGGATTGGATAAGACACCTGCTGGATATAAATTTAGAACCAACTGTACTTATAGTTATAATTTTATTTATAGGAACATACGGATTAATAAACCTGATCACTTATTTGAAAAAAAAGTAATCATTAGTATTTAAATTTATAACTATTAATAGTTTAGTTCTTTAAAAATAACTTTCTTCATTTCATCCAGAACCTCCTCTATCTTCTCTTTTTCTTGCTTACTAAAAATAATGAAACTAATAAACATATCTCTAACAGCTATTGAAGCTTCCTGTGGTGTAAAGTTATTTACCTTTGCACAGTCAATAAATAGAAATCTACATTCCTGGACTCTTTCCAATAGTTCTATTTCTTTAGTTCTTATTTGTATTTCTTCATCTGGTATTCTTTTTGACATGTTCCTTATCTCTTTTGTCTATTCCTTTTAAAACGTCTTTTTTCAATGCATTTATAGACCTATTTGCTTGTGCTTTTGAAAAATCCATTCCAACAACTATCCTACTGTATAGCTCCGCACAAGCGAGAAAAAGATCTCTTTCTGTAAGTTTGTTTTCCTCAGCACAGTCAATGATTAAATCTATTGATTTATTAATTTCTTTAGCTTCTTTGGTAATGAGTTTTGTTTTTTCTTTTTCTTGTTTTTTTGACATGATTTTCTATTATTATCTAGTTGTTTAAATATAAATTCTTTCAGTCTATCGATTGTAAACTCTATTCTATCTTTTGTAACCTCGTTCTGGATAAGTAAACTAGCAAAAATCTCTTCGGTAGCCAGAAGAGCCTCGAGTGGTTCAAATCCGTTTACTTGTGCAGATTCGATCATCACATCCCTGCATTCTAGGGCTCTTTTTATAAGTGGTTTTGGGAGCATTCGCATTCTTTCTGACATCTAATTTCCTTCAAGTTAAAAAAAGATATTATAGAAGAATATATCATTTAAATCAATAAATTTGACATAACAGAATCATGGAGAAGCTAACAATCCCTGCTTTTAAGCCTCGTGAGTATCAGTTGCCCTTCTTGGCAGCTATGGACTCAGGAATCAAGAGATCGTTGCTTGTATGGCACCGCAGAGCTGGTAAAGAGATCACCTGCTTCAATGAGATGATTAAACGTGCTTATTGGCATCGAGTTGGAACATATGTCTATTTTTTTCCGACTGCTCGTCTTGGACGCCGTGTATTATGGGATGGCATGGATAAGACAGGTAAGCGATTTCTTGACTATATTCCATCACAAATCATCGATGGTAAGGTAAATTCCGTAGAGATGAAGATAAGACTAGTTAACGGAAGTAATATCCAGATTATTGGGACTGATCAGATCATCAATGTAGGGATTAACCCGGTTGGATGCATCTTTTCTGAATTTGCTCTTCAAGATCCCTATTCATGGAACTATATTCGTCCTATTTTGAGAGAGAATGACGGCTGGGCTATCTTTAACAGTACGCCAAGAGGACGCAATCATTTTTTTGATCTATATTTGATGGCTAAGAAGAATCCTGACTGGTTTTGTCAAAAACTTACAATTGAAGATACCCATGTAATCAGTGAAGAAGACATAGAAAAAGAAAGATTGGAGGGAATGAGTGATATTCTCATTCAACAGGAATTTTATTGCTCTTTCGATCAAGGAGCTGAGGGATCGTATTATGCTAAATATGTTAATAAAGCCGAGTTAGAGGGTCGTATTTCAAAAGTATCCTATGATCCTATGGCTAGTGTTAGCACATTTTGGGACCTCGGGGTAGCGGATTCTACTGTAATAATATTCACACAGAATATTGGAAAAGAAATTCATTTAATTGATATGTACATAAATCAGGGGGAAGGTTTAAATCACTATTCAAAAGTCGTTCAAGACAAAGCTAGGGAAGGTAACTGGACTTATGGCGACCACTGTGCACCTCACGACATCCGGGTAAGAGAATTGGGGACAGGAGCACAGAGTCGTCTTCAGATAGCAAGAGAATTAGGCATCAATTTTCTTGTGGTGCCGAATCTTCCGATAGCTGAAGGTATTGAATTGACTAGAGGAATCTTTCCCCGCCTTTGGTTTGATTCGGATAAATGTTCATATTTAATAAAGGCTCTAGAAAATTATCACAAGCACTATAATGAAAAACTTAATGTTTACAGCGATCGCCCCGTTCATGATTGGTCTTCACATGTGGCGGATGCTGTTCGGATGATGGCCATCATGCAGAATAAGAAGCGTGGGGGAAGTATGTCTGAAGAAGACGCGGATCGTATGGAATCCTTATACGTTAAAAAGTTTTAATAATAGATAGTAATCAGAAGGAATAAATCTAGATTTGTATGATAAGAATTTTTTAATTTCTATAGAAGAAATATTTATGTATTTTGAAAGATATGAAAAATAAAAATAAAAACTACAATATTAGTTTGAATAAAGAAGAGATAGAGAACTGTAGAACAATTCTAGAATTTGTTAGTTGTTTGCCGGAAAGTAAATCTATTACAGAACAATATTTAAAAAATATGGAAATAAATAATAAATTTAATACGAGTTCAGAAGAAGATGTCTGTAGATAAGGGATTTGCAAGGACGCTTTAAAATCCTGGAGGTGTCTTCTTCTTTTTAAGGAAATATGACAGATATGATTAAAACAGGATTTAAAGATTTAGACGATCAGATTTCAATTCTTAAGCCAGGTCATTTGATAGTCGTTGCAGGACGTCCTGCAATGGGGAAAACAGCTTTTGTTATTAGTATTGCTTCCCATATAAGCATAGATATTAATAAAAAAGTTTTATTTTTTTGTTTAGACATACAACAAACTTCTAAAAGAATAATTTGTAATACATTTGATTATGGAATTGATGAAAAGAATTATGAAGAAGTTATTACTAAACATGAAGAAATGGATGTTTTTAAGATATTGAAGAATTTTTCAATAGATGATCGTCTAGATTTAAATTCTATAATATTCCGTAGTAAAAAGGAAATTATAGAAGAAGATTTAAAACTATTGATTATTGACTGTATTCAACTTGTTAAATTTGATAAGGATATAGATATATCAACTGTATTAAAAAATCTAGCTGTAGAGTTAAATATTCCTATAATTTGCACATCTCAAATGTCCCGTAAATCAGAAGAAAGATTTGATAAAAGACCTGTAATTACAGATCTTATAGATTATTCTCCAATAGAACAAAATATAGATACATTTATTTCTATTTATAGAGAAGAATACTATAATGAAGATAGTATTTCTGAAAATGTAGATATACATATATCAACGGTTGAAAACAATATAGCTAAAGATGTAGATATTAATTTAAGTTTTAAAAAAGAAACAGCATCTTTTAAAAAAGAAACAACCTCTTTTAAAAACTTTTAATGTATAAGGAAGTATATGATACAAGGAAAACCATACAAATATAAAAAAGCCGATCATCATAAGTATGGTGATGGGTTTTCAACACAGGCCACTCCAGACAGTTTCAGTGATCAAGAGTGTTGTAAAGGAACGCCTGGATTCCGTACAGATTATTCAATGACGATGCAGCCAATTCGTGGTCCAAGGACTTATCCAAGTGTTGTAGTTATTATGGGACAAACAAATAAAAGATCGGTTTAATTCAAATACTAGCTGGGGGGGAAATGGCTGGAAAATATAAGCATCTTAAATCATCCAAGATGGATAAAAGTATGGGGATGAAGTCAGTAAAATCATCTAGTAAGAAAAAGTCTGGTCATAAGACATCGACTGGCATGAAAAAATCTAAGATGAGTAAAGGATCATGGGGATAACCCCCAAGCTTTTGGAGGATAACCCCCAAGCTTTTAAGTAATATCATGGTAAAAAAAACAACGATCGCCAAGGGCGTAAAAGTATCTCCTAAAAAAGCCTCTAAGATGAGGAAGCGTGCTGGTGGTTCAAACGTAGGAAAGTATAAAAATGTTCAAACCTCAGACATGGCTGGAAAAGCTGGTGGAGCTCCTAGTGGATCATATCCCATCAATACACGAAAAAGAGCCGTTGCTGCCTTGGCTTATGCGCACAATGCTCCCAATCCATCAGGGATAAAGAAAGCAGTCTATAATAAATACCCAAGTTTGAAACAATCAAAAAAATAAAAAGGAACGTCATGGAATGGATAAATGTAAAAGATAAATTACCTGAAACAGATTGTTGCGTATTAATGAGAACAGATGCTTATCCATTTGATTCCATTATTGGATTATATCATCCCCCTACTTCTAATTATCCTCATGGATACTTTAATGAATATAATCCAGATAGACATCATCATTATCCTTTAGATATTAATCACTACATAAAAATTCCAGATCCTCCTATGGATAAAATAGAAATTTAACTATCTATATTCTTTATTTTTATCAAATGATTGTAAAATAATATTTTATTAATTAAAGTAAAAGATTAACAGCTCATATGATTTTAGAGCTTATTCAAACCACACGCGAGATTTAATGTCAGTTGTTACAGGTGTTCAAGGACTTGATGTTGTCCAAGACTATGATAATTACTATGAAGAGGCATATTATGCCTGGAGTCCTTACTATCCACTAGCTGAAAGAGATCTTCGATTCTATATAGGTGATCAATGGGATGAGAAAGAAAAACAATCTCTTTTTGAACAAGGCCGTAATCAATACGTATTTAATTATGTACGTAGAAATATAAATCTTATTGATGGATACCAGCGTAAAAATCAATTAAGTTCCGTCGTTATTCCTGTTGAAAACTCTGATCAGTATACCGCAGATCTAAGGACAAAACTTCTCCTCTATGTCTTAGAGCAAGCTGATGGATATCATAAAATCTCCGACTCTTTTTCTGGAGCCCTTAAAACAGGTCTTAATTTAGCTACTTTATGGATGGACTATAGAGATGATCCTGTTAATGGAGATCTTAAAATAGGAAGAGAGCCTTATTCTGGGGTTATAATGGACCCCTATTTTACAAGTCTTGATTGGAGTGACTGTGCATATGTTATCAGACGCAAATACTTAAACCCTGAACATGCAGCGTCTCTATTACCTGGTATGGAAGAAGAAGTTTATGACTTACATAAAATGGGATGGTCTCGAGACGACAAATTCACCTGGTTACCTTATCAAAGACAGCCCAATGGTCAAGACTTAATCGCTTACAATGAATTTTATCAGCAGAAGTGGAAAAAAGTATCCATGTTAGTTGATACCGAAACGGGTGAGTATGCTGAATGGCAAGGAAATCAAAGTACTTTAAAGCAGTTTACTAAACTTTATCCCCAATTAAAGATCGTTCAACGTTCTACTAGATACATTGAAAAACATATCATTCTGAATGATAGATACATGAAGACAGATATTAATCCCTATGGAATGAATGAATACCCTTTTGTTCCTTTTGTAGCGATCTGGGAGCCTGAGTCTGATCTATGGGGACTTAAACTGCAGTCGTTGATCCGTTGCATGATAGACCCCCAGAAAGAGAGCAACAGACGTCGTTCTCAGATGAGTGATATACTTGATTCACAGATAAACTCCGGTTGGATAGCTGATGAAGACTCTGTTGTAAATCCCCGTTCTTTATTCCAAAGCTCTCAAGGAAAGGTCATCTGGAAAAAAAGAGATTCATCTCCAGATTCATTAACAAAAATACCCCCAGCTCAAATTCCCCCTTCTATGTTCCAACTCCAAGAGCTTTATGATAAGGATATGATGCAAATTGCAGGTATAAATGATGCTGCTTTTGGTGAGACTTCAAATCCTCAAGAATCTGGTGTGATGTTTATGCTACGTCAAGGTGCATCCGTAACTAGTTTACAGGGAATCTTTGATAATCTTCGATATAGCCAAAAGATGCTAAGTAAGAAAATACTGAGGATGATTCAATCTTGGACGCCAGAAAAAATAGAAAGAATAACAAATATGAAGCCCACAGAGGCTTTTTACGATCCGGATTCTGTAAAATATGATGTCGTTGTTCAAGAAGGAACCCTTACTAATACTCAAAAACAGATGTACTTCCATCAACTCGTTGAACTCCAAAAATTGGGAGTCCCGGTCACTGGTAAAATGCTATCTGAAGCAGCACCGATTCAAGGTAAAACAGATTACAATAATCAAATTGCTGAACAAGAAAAGCAACAGGCTCAAGAAGCTAAAGAACAAGCCGATCTTCAAAAACAGATTCTTCAAACACAGAGTGAGATGGCCCAAGCCAAGTCTATCAGTGATATTGCTCTATCTAAAGAAAGATTTACAAGAAGTATAGCTAACCTAGGACTCCAAGAAGAGAGGAATAGTGAAGCTATCCAGAACAGAGCTCAAGCTGCTTTAGATCGTACAAGAGCCATGAAAGAATTGGATGGTATAGACGACGACAGACTAGTTAAGTATCTGGGAATCGTTCGTATGATGGAAGAAATGAATAAAGCAGAGGAAGAAAAGAATAAAGCTGATGACCTTGCTATAACAGAGCAGTCTGAAAAGCTTAATTCTGCTTTTCCAAATCCTGTATCGATGCCAAATAGCCCCGATTTAATGGGAAGCACTACAGGAACACAACCAAATCAACCGTTGGAGGTTTAAAATGGCTGCAATGTACACCAAAACTAGGAGTGTAGAAAGCCCTTATCATATGGAATCTGGCGAAAGATCAGGCCGTAGCGCAATGATGAAGGGAAAAAAGCCTTATGGCTGGGATAACGATAGTTATCAACGTATGCCTATGGGGAATGTAAAAGAGCTAAAAGATAGCACTCAGTCTCCTTATGTATATGATATTCCAACTGATACTGAAAAATATGATATGGGACGTATGAAATATGACTCCATTGGAATGAAGGGATATGCGCGACAAGCATATGACTACGATTACTAAAGAATTTTCTCGTAAGAAGAAACGTCTGATAAATCTTTAAGAGGTTAAAATGTATCAAGAGACGGGTGAAACCAGAGATGCCATCATTGAAGATGACAATAGGATAATTCAGAAGATATTGGATGCTAATAAGCATCTAAAAGAAAACTACTGGATAGTACTTTTTGCCAAGCCTTCAAAGACAAAGATTAATGGATTTCCAACGCTTAATAAATACATCCAACCTTATAGAAAAAAACCTACTTCACAAGTAGGGCTAATTATTGGAGAAGTTGACAACAAAAAAGGCACCCTTGAGTGGGAAGTCAACATGCCACAAAGACCTTTTGATTTTGATGCTCTTGCATTAGTAGGAGCCAAGTCTTGTGATGAATTAGTAACTGAAACCAGTACAATTCCCGAGGCTTATATAACTAGATAGTTAAATAGTGCCGCCGACTTGGAGTTAATATGATCTCTCTTTCATTGAAAGAAAGCTAACTCGAACGGGCGTTAAAGGAAACCACACGCAATGATTCAAGAAGAAGCAACCAGCGTTTCGGGCGTACATGAGGAGGTCGCCGCTCCTGTATCTGAACCAGTAGTTGATGAACAACCAGAACAGGCTGCTCTTCAGGAACGACAAGTTCCTTTAGCAGCTTTGGAATCTGAAAGAGCACAACGACAACAGATTCAAGACGAACTCAAAATAATTAAAGAAAATCTTACCCTTATGCAGATGAGGCAAAATCAGCCTCCTCCTGTTCAAGAACCGATTATTAATGATGACGATGTTATGACGCACGGCGAATTTAAAAAAGCCGCTCATCAATTTCAAAGTCAAATTGCCGGTCAGTTAAATGAAATGCAGATGTCTAAGAAATTTCCTGATTATGACGAGGTCGTCCGAAAGTATTTACCAGAAATAATTAAAGATGATCCAAGTATTGCCACAACTTTGGACAATTCAAAAGACTATAATTTAGCTTATCGCTTAGCAAAAACCTCTGAAGGTTATCGAAGAGATCACACGAAGATACAAAAGAACTCAGATGCTCAAAGAATTCTATCTAATTCGGAGCAAACAGGGAGTTTATCTTCTGTTGGTGGGACTTCACCAATCAGCATGGTAAAGCGATACAAAGATATGTCAGATACGGATTTCCTTAAAGAGATGGCAAAAAACGTGGGTCATGCATAGATAAAAGAGGAAAAAAATGTCAAGTATTACGACAGTCGCGGTTTTGCCGCCGGCGGTCAGAGAGTAAAAATTTTAATTATCATATATTGCTCTCTATAAATCTTCTCTAATTGACTTGGAAGCCTAAAGCGAAAGCCATGGTGACAAGGGGCAAGCACAAGATGAATATCTTGTTGCAGCCTGAACGACTTAACGAGAAGATCTCGAAAGAGGAAGCGAAAGTCTGAACTAGATTGTAAAGATCTAGAGGAAGATCCGAAGAGATTTTCCCGCTTACATTTATGTAAGTCATTAAAAAGTAACAGATTGATTATGACCGTCTTCTTCTGATGACAGCGTATCCAACTCTTGTGCATACAAAATTTGCACAAAAACGAGTTTTACCCGAAAAAATGGGCGATACCATAGTTTTCCGAAGATACTCACGGCTTGATACAGTACCTGTACCGTTAGTTGATGGAATCACTCCACCAGGGAGTCCATTATCTGCGACGGACATAAAAGCAAGGGTCGATTTTTACGGTAATTTTGTGACCGTAACCAACCAAGTGGAGCTTACCGTTGAAGATCGCGTTTTAAACGAAGCCGCACGTTTGCTAGCACAGAACCTGGCTCAAACACTCGACGAGGTCACTCGAGATGTCTTAGCTAGTACAAGTTCAGTGTTGCAATGTGCAAACGGGGTAAATGGTAACACACCAACTGAATTAACGAAAGCAGATATTGATATTTCTGTCAGGACCTTATTAGGGCTTGATGCAGAAATGATTTCTGAAGTCGTAGTTGGTAGAGATGCATTCGGTACAACTCCTGTAAGACCAGCATTTTGGGCTTATATTGATACCGACTTACTAGATGACTTAGAGCAAGTAGCAAACTTTGCTCATTCATCACAGTACGCGAACCAGCAGAGCGTTCTAGACTCAGAATGGGGAGCAACGGGTAGAAAAATTGCTCGTTTAAAACTAAACCTTATTGACTTGGAAGCCTACGGCGATAGCTATGGTGACAGGGGCGAACCCGAATGGGACGTTGAACGACTAAGTGGTTTGGCTGCGTAAGCAGAAGCGATAGTCTGAACTAGGTTGTAAAGATCTAGAGGAAGATCCGAAGAGGTTTTCCCGCCTAGAGATAGGTCATGAAAGTAACAGAATGAATGTAAGATGGCTTTACACTTCAGTAGGAAGTAAAAGCGGTGCATCTCCAAACGTATTTAATAATTTCATAATTGCAAAAGAAGCGTATGCAGTTGTTCATTTACGATCAGAAACAGGCGAATTCTATGTAGAGCCACTTGGTTCTGCTGGAAGCGCCGACCCCCTCCACCAGAGAGGGAGTGTTGGGTGGCAACACCCATTTGTATCTAGAATTTTAAACGACGACTTTATGTTGTCTCTAACTTCAACCCATAGCTAGGAGGGAAAAATGGCACAGATTAAAACAATTAATTTCACTAATCCTTCTACTGCAATTGCTCGCGATCTAGATATAGGATTCACCATAAGTGAAATCACTAGTATTGACATCAGTAATGGTGGTTCATGGCAGTGGGTATTTGGAATGGCAAGTGGATCGTCTTTAGACGTAGACGATGGAAGTATTTCTAATACAAATGGATTTACACCATTTTCACAAGATTCAACTTATGGAGCAACCATCAGTGGATTTACAAATGCTGGTTCAGGAGTAATTTCAGTAAATGACACAACAGTGTTTGGTTTTACTGTAGGAGATACTATTCGAGTATCTGATCTTGCTGATGATGGAGCATCCGCTTTATTAGGACTAAACGGTGATTATATAATTGCGGCAGTTAGTCCAACTAGTATTACTGTTACTGTAAGTACAACAGCTAGAAATTCTTATGTTTCAGGTGGAGTAGTAACACGTGTCAGCGATGCTGATGGTTTTTCGATTCCAACTGAAAACTTTGCTGTTCAAGGGGTGACTCTTGGAACAACGGTTGTAGGTGCAGACGATGCAAATATGGTCGTCATTGTTAAAGGACAGAACCCAGTAGTTTAATTTATTTTGGGGAATTTTCCATAAATAGATAATTTCCCAAAATTAACAAAAGAATAAAGATGATAAAAGAAAACACAGTTAAAAAAAAAGATTACTCAAAACTTCCTATTGGTGGAGAACAGCCTAAAAGTGAGAAAGAAGAGAAGTATTTAAGAGAAATCGGAGAATATGAATTTTTAAACTTAGACGATAATGGTCTTCGTATAAGATTTCCATATGGAAGTACAAATACACATGAGATTTTTACTTTTTTTCATGGTGGAAAGTATAAAATTCCCAGGCATTTAGCAAGACATGTTGAAACAAGAACTGTTCCTAATTATTCATGGAGACCAAATGGCCTAGGACAGCTTGTAAAACAGCAAACAGGAACTAAACCTAGATTCCAAATGCGTCAAACTTATAGTGAATAGATGACTGAATGGACTCTTTCTGACATCAGAACAAAATTTCGTCAAGTAACGGGTAGATTATCTCCTCAAGAGTTGACGAATAGCCAAGTTGATGATCGTATTAATAAATACTATCAGTATACCTTTCCATCAGAAGTAAAACTAGAGAGACAGCATACGTTCTTTGATTTTTTAACTTCAGCAAATCAAGCAACTTATGATTTTGAAGAAGTTACAGCTCCAAATGTTTTTACTAATGTAGAACCACCAGCGACTATTGATAATCTTTCTTTGATTTATTACCAAGATCCTGGTCGTTTTAATGAAGAAAATCCATTTCAAGTAAATCGTCGTACAATGGGCGTAGGAGATGGATTTACAACAGTATTTACCACTACCATCACAGGATTTCCCATTTTACCAGCTAGCACAGTCGTCACTGATGATTCATTTTTAACTGATAATGTGACTCCCATTGTGGTGAAAGACACCAATGAGATTTATAGAGAAGACACTATTTCTATGACGGGTGTAGGTGTTTCAGGAAATGTGAACTATTCAACAGGAGTTGTAGATGTAACATTTATAAATCCTCCTGAGAATGGTCAAAATGTTTTATTAACTTACATTATTTTCCAAGCTGGAAGGCCTACAGCTGTATTATTTTATGACAATCAATTCAAGTTTTTTGTCCCGCCAAATACAGCTTATCGTTTCCGAATGAAGGGGTATAAAGTAGTTGATGCATTAGTAAATGCTACAGATACACCTATATATTCACAGTGGGGGCCTGCAATAGCTTATGGAGCTGCAAGAGACCTACACTCTGACTTTGGTGAGATAGAAGCGTATGGAGAAGTTACAGCGCTTTACAATGAACAAATTGATTATGTTATGACACGAACAGATCAAAATCTTTTAAATACAAGGGCTCAGCCCTTCTTTTGAGGTAAAAATGACTTGGGATCCAACACAGCCAACGGACAACACTAAGATAAGAAACCTAGGAATTGTAATTCGTCCAAATTGGGAAGCTATAGAAAATGCTGATAGCTCTTTCAAGCCGATTGGCATTAATTTTAATAATCGAACTCCTCTAATAGTATCAAATGATCCTACTGCTATCTCAGATAGTTATATCCTATATAGCAAAGAAGATAGTGATGGGAGTCCTCAGCTTTTTGGAATCGATGAAAACAGCGTTACTTCTCAATTTACTTCCACTGATTTTGATATATCTTCTCAAAATGGACATGCGGTGATTCCACCTGGTTTATTGCTTGAATGGGGAAGACAGACTGTTATTACTCCAGAAGGAGGAACATTTGCAGTAACTTTTTCAAAAGAGTTTGGAGCTATTCCCTTTTCAGTTGTCATGACTATATATGCGCAGCCCGAAAGTGATGCTTCAAGAGGATTTGGAATTCAAAATATTGGAACTCTGACTACTACTGGCTTTACAGCTCAGAGCTTTAATTCTGAAGTACCTGGTGGAACAACGATGGGATGGATGGCCATAGGATCTTTATGAGTGATTTCACATCTATTTTGATCGCTCCCTTTCAAACAGGCCTCGATACTGATCAGGAGCCCTGGATAATTCCCCCTGATGCTTTTAGTGAATTAGATAATGTTCATATTCGTCATGGAGTGATTGAAAAAAGAAGTGGATTTCGTAAGTTTGCTCAGCTTATTCCTAGTGCGGATACGGTTACTATTACTGATATAACCCAAGCAATAAATGGAGTAGTCACAACTGATGCTGCACACGGATATACGACTGGAGATGTAGTATATATTCTAGAGGTAGTGGGAATGACAGAGGTTAATGATACTCTGTTTACTATTACCGTGCTCACTACCACAACCTTTGAGTTGAATGTAGATACTTCCTCATTTATTGCTTATGTCTCTGATGGAACTGTTCAATTTGTAGATCCTGTCGTCGATAGAGTTATGGGATTGTGGAGATATATTGACGACACAAATGCCAAAGATCTATTGGGTTTCAACACGACTCAAGCGAATCTTTATAATGGAGCTGCTAATGCATTTACTGAACTTGATGCAGGAACTCCGATTATGAATGGTGGGGAATTTGATTATATATGGGCTGTTAACTGGCAAAGTTCTGATCTTCCAAACAGGTTATATTTCACAAATGGAGTAGCGTTTAATGGAGCTTCACTGAATGGCATTCGATTTTATGATGGCGATGGAACTACTACTACAGATTTTAACTCAAACTCTCTAGGAGGAGGTAGAACCCTTTATGGAGGAAAGCTTCTTTTTGTCATTAAACAGCGATTAGTGGTCTTAAATACTTTTGAAAATAATGGAGGCACTAGCAATTTTCCTCAAAGAGCACGATGGTGCCAAGCACAGGGACCGAGTAACTGGGATGATCTAACGGCAGGAGGAGGGGGATTTGTTGATGCTCCTACTGGTGAACACATTATCTCTGGTCTAGCATTACAGGACATAATTATTGTTATGTTCACCAATAGTGTTTGGACATTGAGACCCGTTCCAGATCCAGCTCTTCCCTTTAGGTGGGATAAAATCAATGATTTCAGAGCCTGTGATGGAAAGATGGCAACTGTAGGATATGATCGTGATATCCGTGCTGTCGGAGTACGAGGAATCACTGCTACTGATGGTGTTGAGACAAGAAGAATCGATGGTAGAATTCAAGACTTCACAATCGATGAGATAAACTTTGATTTCTTTGAAAAAGTATTCTGTCTTAGAAGTTATTCTAATACTCGATGGTGGACTCTATATCCTGCTATGGAGGATGAAGAAAACTCAAAGGCATTGATTTGGGACGATGATTCGTCTTCTTTTTCAACTTATACAATAGCTATGAATTGCCTTGGATATGGTAATTTTGGCAAGGATTTTACTCTTGCTGATTTCACTGAAGCCAATGATCTAGATCTAGCTATTAATGATTTTGCTGAAGAAACACTACAATCTTATTTCTGGCAAGAAAACCAAGAAGCTCTTTTGGGTGGAGATATACATGGCACTGTTTTTGTTTTAGAGAGTGGAACTACTGATAATAATGAAGACATTTCTTCTAGAATTTTTTCTGCTGCTTGGAATCCTTTCAAAGATCAAGGTATAGAATGTCGTATGAATTACATAGATTTCTTTATTGATACAGATCAGGTTACTACTGGAACAGTTGAATTTTTTAAAAACAATGATACGAGCGCATATATTACTCAAAACATTGACTTTCTCCCTAATTTAGATTTTATTGCCAGAATACAGAATATTTCGATGACAAATCCTGTGAGTGTGAATGCTGCAGGACATGGATTATCAACAAGCGATATAATTTTCATCTATTTAGTGCAGGGAATGGTAGAAGTAAATGGAGGTCCCTATACAGTGACAGTTACTTCAGAAAACTTCTTTACATTAGATGGAATAGATGGAACTTCTTTTGCTGCGCATACAAGTGGTGGACACGTAGTAAGAAGACAGTTTTATAAAAATAAAACATGGAAGCGAGCTTATGCAGGTGGCATTGGATATCAACATCGTATCAGACTTACTTCAAGTGGTGAGGATACTCCTTTTCGTATCCATGCATTTAAACCCTCTTTTAAAGCCGTAGGAAAAAGGACTATTGATAGATAAATTATGACACTGCCAAGCCACATCATTTTTCCCTTAAGAAAAGATCTCTCAGATCCCAGTGACATCAATCGATATGTAGTAGACTTAACTTATGTTCTTCAGCGGATGTATGAAGATCTAGCTCAAGGGATCAATGGAGACATAAGAGCGAACTCTTTTACTGAGAGAAATCAATGGACTCCTGTGTTGAAGGGCACCACAGCAGATGGAACTTTTACTTATAGTCATCAAGTTGGATGGGCATTACGTCAAGGTCTTCTTGTGGATACTTGGTTTGATATCGAATGGACCGCATCTGGTGGAGCAACAGGGAATCTCTATGTTGAACTTCCTTATAAAGTGGCTATCACAGATCAGAAACCATTCAGTAGTGCCTTACAGACCTCTACGATTGATTATGGAACCGGTATGACTGTTCTTTCTGTAAATGCGATATCAAATACCTTCCGAGGAGAAATTTGGTCATCAGGATCAGGGGTATCAACAACAAACATAACAGTAGAAACAGCTGGTCAACTGATTGGTCACATAAGATATATTGGAACTCAAAATGAAGTCTAAAAAGGAAAAAAGAGGAAACATTGAAGAGTTAAGTTGGCAGAGAATTTTATGTAGTATTTTTATTCCAATATATCTAGTAGAACAAATTGCAAAAAGAAGTTATTCAGTAGATGATTTATATACTTATATGGAAGAAAACCTTCTAATTGGATCTTATGATAGTTGGATTATAAATCCATTATTTCATGTATACGGATTAATGAATCCAGAAAATTTAATGAAAGGATTTCTTTGGTTTAATATAGATCCTTTATCAAAAGATATATTCATTCAAGTTTACAGTGTAGATAATCATTACTGGGGTTCAAAAGATGCCATATTAAAACTTATTGATCATGTTAAAGAGATAAGAAAAACAGGTAATTTAAAAAAAGTATATTGGATAACAAAATTTCCAAAACATTCTATTAAATATGGATTTAAAAATTCTAATTCGACCCTAATGGAATATAACTACGAGGAGAAAGAAGATGGGCGGAACAATGATGGGATCACAGGGGACGACGAGTCTTCTGACACCCCAGCAACAACAGTACTTTAGTGGAGCACTTGGCTCTGGAATAGGAGGGCAATCAGGACAAGCTTATAGTCAGTTTCTTCAAGGTCAGTCTCCCCAAGAGATGCAGTCTGCTTTTCAGACAGGAGTTGTGGATCCAATGCAGCAGATTTATAACCAACAAATAGTACCTGGAATTCAGCAAAGATTTACTGATGCAAATGCTTCTTCTTCTTCAGCATTAAATCAAGCTCTTGGACAAAGTGCTCAAGATTTAACTACATCTCTTGGATCACAGTATCTTCCATTTATGCAAGGCCAACAACAAAATACTTTATCTGCCTTAGGACAGTTAGGTAGTTTAGCAGGGCATCAGACGATGCAACCTTATCAACAGGGTGGCATTTCAGGTCAATTAATTGGAGCTTTAGGAAATATTCTTGGTGCTTATCTTGGAGTTCCTGGATCACAAGGAAATCTAAGTGCATTAGGAGGAGGCCAATAATGTCTATTCAATATTTTGAACATCCTCTTGCTCAGGGAATCTCTACATTGGGATCAGCTATTGGCAAAGGAATAGAAACTTATGGGAAAAGAAAGTATGAATTAAATCAACAACAACAAAAAAGACAGCTTCAGTTTCAACAAATGGGTGCACTATCAGATGCTAATCAAGTAGCTATTGAAACAGAGGGTGATGGATTTGCTAAAGTAGGTGCTTTTCAACAATCTATAAAGGATTCTGGTGTTTATATTGATCCAGCTAATTATATTGCTTATTCAAAACTTATAGGGGATTTATCAACTAAACAACAAAAAGAAGCTCAAAGAGATCCAGTTGAAAGACAAACTCATAAAGAAAATACTAAATTAGTAGGACAACTTTCAAATCAATCTCGAACAGCTCAAGGATTGCTTAATCAAGTTCCAACAATAAGAAAAGCTATTGAAAGTGAAGATATTTCAGGTGAATCACTTATAGTAGGAGGCGGCAAAAGATTAAAGAGAAAAATATTTGGAGGTACTCCAGCAGCTGAACAGACTCTTATTACTAGTGCAAAACACGCCCTTCTAACTTTAGGTGAAGGAAAGAATATGCGTATTGGCGCTAATATGAAAGATTTTCTATTAAGTGGAATATGGGATCCAAAAAAATCTAAAGAAGCTAATTTAGCCGCTTTAGATTTCTATGAACAACAGCTTAATCATATGGTAAATTATCCTAAAGAATTAGAAGGGTTACTCGATGAAAATCCAGATGCTATGTATGATCCTACTTTAGATTTAAGGATTACTAATCAATATGAAAACTTTAATCCTGAATCAGGATCTTCTAATATGCAAAATGGAGAATTAAATCCTATAGATTTTGCTGAATTAGTAAGAAAAAGAGGTAAGAAGAAAAAATGAGTTTTTCTACAGAAATTAAAGGATTAATTGATGAAGGCTATGATTATGATGATATTCTTGATACTTTCATCGAAATATCTTCTCCAGAGATGAAAGATCAAGTACAGACTCTTCAAAAAGAAGGTTTTTCATCTGAAGATATGGTTTCTACTTTGCTTGAAACAGAACAAGATCAAGAACCAGCTCCTCAAGATCTAGTATCTAAACTTTCAAGAGGTGTAGCTCAAGGTACAGTAGGATTTGGACATCTTATAGGGTTGGGAGAAGCTGCAATTCAAGCTCCATTGACATATGGTGTACTTTCTCCAGAAGAACGAGAAATAGCTGCTACACCTGGTATGGAGGCTCGTACAGAGCTTGAAAAGCAACCTGATCTCACTGAATTCGAAAAAGTAGCGTTATATGGAGATGAAGACGATCTCATAAGTCAACCCATACTTCCTGGACAAAGAAAAGTATTCGAAAAATTACAAGAAAAAATTCCAGAGGGAGGAAAAATACAAGAAAGCGTAAATAGAATAACAAGAAGCCTTCCTTGGTTAGCTGGTGGACCAGTACCTTTCCTTATTGCTGTAACCTCTGAATTCACTGGATTAGGATCTAGCGAAGTAGCTAAAGCGTTGGGATTCGGTGAAACAGGGCAATTGATAGCAGATGTTACAGGCGGAATATTAGGACCTGCTGGAATTGAAACAGCTGCTCAAAAACTTACTCCAAAATTGGCGCAAAAAGTTGCTCAAAAGCTTGCTCCAAAAGTTGTTCCAACAGCAGAGAAAGCAGTAGAAAAAGCAATTCCACGAATAGCTAAAAAACCTATTACAAAAGGTGAAAAAGCTATCACTAAAGCTGAATTAATCACTAATCCTAAAAAAGTGCAAAATGAAATAAATAAGTTAAGTACTTCTAAAATAGAAGAATATCAAAGAGATGTTTCTAAACTTTCAAAAGATAGTTTTTCAAAACCAGAATTTAGTGCACGTGAGGTAGAAGATGTCATCTTACGAGAAACAAAAGATGCTGCTATCAAAACGGTTTCACCCACAGTAACTCGATCTGAGGAAGCATGGAATATAGTGGCTGAAGGAGTAAATAAAAATTTAAGAAACGCTCGCGATCAATATAGAGGAATTTATAAAACAGTAGAAAAGCAAGCGGAAAAGCTTGATTATGGATATGTTAAAACGAATGAAGCAGCAAAAAATCTTTTACAAAAATTCAATAAAATTGAGACACAAGCAAAAGGTCAAGCTACTGTAGAAAAAGCTTTAAATACTCTTATTCGGGATCTAAAAAAAGGAAAACCTATTTCGGTTGATAAAGGAATTGCAGCTAAAAGAAATTTGAGTGATATCGTTAATTATGAAGATCTTTCTCCAAGTGTTAAAGATTTACTACGTCCCATAATAAGAACTTTGAAAAGCGAGAATCTTCAAGCTTTAGAACAAAGGTCTTTATTAAAAACATCTTATCAAAAAGCTGAAACGCAATTTGCTCAAACGGCTGAGACGTATGGAAAAGACGCCATTAGATTCTTAAGAGCAAAAGATGCACCGGAAACGGCAGCAACTCGTTTTTTAACGGGATCAAATCTGAAGTACCTCAAAGAATCATTAAAAGGATCAAAGGAAGCTGTGGAAGCTCTCGAAGGTCAAATACTTCAAGAAATATCTAAAAAATCAGTTGATGCAGGAAGAGAAATATTAAAAGAAACATCTCCATATTTATCTAATAAAGCTAAAGATGTTGCAAACGATATTATCCAGATGGGAGATAAGCTTACTTCTCCAGGATCTCAGGCTTTAATGAGAGGTAAATTGCTTGAAAGTGTGCAAAAAGCAGCAGTATCTGGAGAAAGACCTGAATATGCACTTAAATTAATGCAAAATCCAACCGGTTATAAAATAACAAAAGATACACTTTCAAGATCTCCAAAAGGGAAGAAGATATGGGAAGCTCTTCAACATCAAACAGTTGAAGATATTTTTAAATCAATAGAAACTTCAGGAGAAGGAATTAATTGGAACAAAGCTAAAGATTTATTAAAAGATCCACATACTAAAAAAATAATAAAAGATGCTGTTGGAGAAGAAGGTCTTAAGTTTTTTGAAATTCTTTCAAAACAAGGTGAAAATATAACTAATAATTTTGAACAATTTATTAAACAGACTCCTCAATCTTTAAGAGAACAAATAATAGGAACGATGGGATATAGTTTAAAATCTATTATTTATCATTCAGCAGGAGGTAAAGCAGCTTGGCTTGGATATCTTGGACTTAAAGTTGTTCCTAGGATATCTAGTGGTTTGTATTATAGAATGTTAGCAAGTCCAAAAATAAGAAATGGAATTACAAAATTATTGTCTTCAAAAAATTGGAAACCAGAAGTAATTAGCCCTATAATAGAAAAGTTGAATGAAGATATAAAAGAATAGACTAATTAAAGTTCACAATATAGATATACTATAGCTGAAATAACAAAAACAGTTATCAAAGACATATAAAACCTCCTATTTTTTTTCTAAAAATCGTTGCATCAATTGATAATACCTTTCTTCTAGTTTACAAATTCTTCCATGAAATTCTTTAGTTTCTTTACTAGTTTCATCATGAAATTTCTTTGTTTCTTTACTAAATTTATCAAGAAATTCTTTTGTATCTTTTCTAATGAAATACATAAAACTCATAACAGCAAAGAATAATGTTAAAAGTTCTATTAAATGAATATCCATAAAAAAACTCCTATAAAATAAAATTTATGTTATTGTTTAAATAAATATAAATAACTTTCCAAAATCATATACTGTAAGCGATTTATATTCAATTAATAGAATTATTTTTAAAATAATTCGAGTCCATATGATCCTTTTATAGGGGGACTTAACCACACGCAAGGAGAACCATCATGGTTAAACTCAATCAAACATATGGATTGGGTTCACCTGTCCAAAATAGTTATCCATTACCTGTTATATCAAATAGAGATCCAACAACAAGAGATACTAATTTTGCTAGAGGTCAATTATGGGTAAATAAATCTTCTAATACTATTTATTCATTATCAGATGTTGTATCTGCAGCAGCTAATTGGGTATCTTTAGGAAGTGGAACTGGAGTTGAAACTTTTCCTATTACTCCATTTGTAGTAGGTCTTGGAGGAAATGCAGGTTTTACAACTATTCAATCAGCACTTGATGCTGCTGATTCAGCAGGTGGTGGAATGGTATATTTACAACCTGGTACTTATACTGAAGATCTTGTTTTCTTTGATAAAACTCAATTAGTGTCTGTTGAATATGTAGATGTTGGAAATACTATTGTAATAGGAGTTCATACACCTCCTACTAGTGGAACAGTTGCTATTCGAGGGATAAGAGTTGTAAGTCCATCTAGTGTATTTTTTAGTACAGAAGCAGGTTCTACTGATATTTCATTCATAGAGTGTACTTTTGGAGTACAAGATGGATGGGTATTTGATCTTGAAAATTGGACAGGAACTTTCAATATTAATGACTGTGGCTCTCAATCTAGTATTGAAGATGGAGTAATTAATAATACAGGTGGTTCAGATATATTTACAAACAATTGTCAAGTAGGAGCTGGAACAACAAGAGTTTTTACTTCTAGTGGAGATGTTAGACTTGATCTTACTTTTATGGATTGTCCCATAAGCATTTCATCGGGAGCTATTTTCATAAACTTTGCTCTTTTTGCTAAGACTCTGACTATAGAAGGAGATGCAACAGGTTCCATTGTACTAGGAGACTTCTTTCCAGGATCAGATCCAGCTATCGTCATGGATTCTACTGGAGATGTTTCTATAGCTAATACTTCCATAACTTCTTCTAATGATCCTGCTATTGATGGATCAGGATCAGGAACTCTTACATTAGGGCAACTTACTTTTTTAGATAATGGAAATATATCAGGATCTTTAACTACTGATTTTGGATCAGAGAGTTTCTTTGGTCCTATGACGATCAATGGAAATATTTTGATGCCTCAACCATCTACTCAGTTACAAATGGAAGGAGGTGCAGATACTGATTTTATAGGACAAGTAACTTTAACGACTGGAACAGCAACAGTTTCAAATACTAATATTTCTTCTACTGACAAAATATTTCTTCAAAGAGAAGGAATAGGTGCTTCTACAGATCTTGGAGTATTAGATATCTCTATTACTGATTCAACTAGTTTTACTATTACCTCTCTTCGGCCTGGAAATCCAGGATCAACAGAAACAGACGATCTTTCTATTATAAATTACTTCATCGTAAGGCAAAATTAAAAATATTTATATATAAAATAAGTATAAGGAGAAATAAATGGTTAAACTTAACCAAGTATATGGAATAGAAAAACCTCTACAGAATGCTTATCCATTACCAATTCAAACAAATAGACGACCAACAGTAAATGATAAGAATGCTGCTAAAGGACAGATGTGGATAGATACTTCTACAGGAGCAGTTTATATACTATCTGTTGTTATTGCTGGAGATGCTATATGGACTCACATAGGGACTGGTAGTAATGATACTGGAACAGCAACTCTAGATGAAGGGGTAGTATCTGTTGCGGATACAACTATCAATGCTTTTGATCTACTTTTTGTTACAAGAATAGTAGTAGGAGGTGGAGGAACAACAGCTCTAGGAAATCTTGTAGCTGTAACACAACCGGATACTGGCTTTGCAGTTGATTCTTTTCAAGATGCTGCACCACAATCTATAGAAACAGGAGATAACTCTTCTTTTGATTATCATATTATAAGAAAAGTGAATTAATAATATGTCTAGAAGCACACAAAATAGACCTTTTAAATTCGGAGAAAGAGATCGTCGTATTTTAAATGTTGAAAATTCTGAAGTAGCGCTTCAATCAGAAAATGATGGTAATGGAAATTCCATTATTCTTGGACGTGCAAAAGTTGGTACTTCAATAAGTGAGAATAAATGGCAAATTAGAGCTATTGCATATGACTCAAATCAAGGAGTTACTGATGTAACATGGCCTGAAAACGACGAAGGAAATAATTCTTCTGAATTTGAATTTACTTGGAATGATAGAGCAACGTATACATTTGGATAATATAAATAATGCCTTATAAATATAATCCTTTCACAGGTGATTTAGATAGAACAGACGGTGGTGGTGGATCAGGAGGAATATATTCTATTGACACTGATTCTGGAACTGTAACTCCTGTAGGTGGTGTTGTAGATATAGTTGGAGATGCAACCCAAGGAAGCACTACATCAGGATCTGGAGATACATTAACTATTACTAATACTGATGCAAGTGAAACTCAAATAGGTGTCAGTGAATTAGCTACGGATGCAGAGACAATTACCGGCACTGATACAGATAAAGTTATTGTAGCTGCTGCTTTAAAAGCAAAATTGGGATCTCAAACAGATAGTGGAATTGCTTTTGGAAATTCAGATAGTAATGCTATTGAATGGACGTCGGCCTTAACTGATGGGCAAATAGCCATCGGAAATACAGCTGGATCACCAGCAGCAGCTAATATAACGGGGGGAACTGGCATAGATATTACCAATTCTTCTAATTCTATAACCATAGACGCTTCTGGAGCTACTGCACTGAGTTTTCCAACAGACACTGGTACTTCCACTCCAGCTGCAAACGCTTTGACGATAGCAGGCGGTACAGGGATGGATACGACTGGTTCTGGTTCTACTGTCACTATTGATTTTGATGTTAGTGAAATAGCTAACATAGCGACCTCATTTTCAGGAGATATAGGAACGGCTACTCCAGCTGCGAATTCATTAACAATGTCTGGGGGTACAGGAATAGATACTAGTGGTGCTGGATCCACTATGACTATAGATTTTGATATTACTGAAATAGATGATATAGCCACTTCATTTTCAGCAGACACAGGTACAGCAACACCGAGTTCAAATGCTTTAAATATATCGGGTGATGCAACTCAAGGAAGTGTAACTTCAGCAACTAGTGATACAGTTACTATTACAAATACTGATGCTACTGAATCGCAAATTGGAGTTAGTGCATTTGCAACAAATTCTGAAGCAATTTCTGGTACTATATCCAATAAAGTATTAGTTCCTTCTTCTCTAGATGCAAAACTAGGAACAACACAACCGACTAATTCACTTGCTTATAGCCAAGGAGATACTTCTGCTTTTGGATGGACATCTGCTTTAACGGATGGACAATTAGTAATTGGAAATACAATAGGAAGTCCTACAGCTGCTAATATAACTGGTGGTACTGGAATAGATGTTACGAATGCTGCTAATTCTATAACTTTAGATATATCTAGTACTACTGCCCTTAGTTTCCCAACAGACAGTGGTACAGCGACACCAGCTACAAACGCTTTGACTATGGCCGGTGGAACAGGAATAGACACTAGTGGATCTGGATCTACAGTTACTGTAGCATTTGATGTTACTGAAGTCACTAGCATAGCAACCTCCTTTTCAGGGGATACTGGTACAGCAACACCTGCTACAAATATTTTAACGATATCTGGAGGTACAGGTATAGATACTAGTGGTTCTAGTTCTACTATGACCATAGCGTTTGATGTTACTGAAGTAGCTAGTATTCCTACTTCCTTTTCTACAGATAGTGGAACCGTAACCCCAGCTATTAATTCTTTATCAATATCAGGTGGAACGGGTATGGATACGAGTGGGTCCGGGTCTACTATAACTCTTGATTTTGATGTTAGTGAAGTTTCTAGTATTCCTACTTCTTTTCCAACAGATAGTGGTACGGCCACACCAGCTACAAATGCTTTAACCATATCTGGTGGTACCGGAATTAGTACTAGTGGTAGTTCTTCTACAGCTACAATTAGCCTAGATACACCTGTAGTCGTTGCAAATGGAGGATCTGGAAGATCTAGTACAACAGCTTACGCAGTGATCTGTGGAGGAACTGGTTCTACTACAGCCCATCAATCAATTGCTAGCGTTGGATCTGCTAATCAAGTCCTTACTAGCAATGGAGCATCATCACTGCCAACTTTTCAAAATGCAGGTTCAAGTACACAAGACTTTGAATTGATTGATACAGAAGTTGCTTTTTTTGATTCTACAATTGTATTCACAGGATTAAGTAGTACTTATTATAGATATGAAGTAATAGTAACGGATCTTAATAGCTCGTCTTCTAGTGTTAATTTTCATATGAGAACAAGTACAAATAATGGAATCAGTTATGATTCAGGAACTACTGATTATGGATGGTTATCATTAGGAGCATATGTAGATGGAACAGGAGTTGTTCAGGTTAGTTCAGGAGATTCTTCAGATACTTCTATGATATTAAATGGAGTAGATGTAGGAACAGATCTTGATGGAGCTACTAATGAAGAAAAAACATTTCATATTAATATATATAATCCAGATGCTAATACATATACACATGTAATGGCAGAATATGATGGATATGATAATTCATCTAATTTCATTCAAGGTGTTAGTACTAAAGCTATGAGAAAATCAGCTAATGATGTTAATGCAATTCAATTTTTTATGACTTCTGGAACTATTGAATCTGGAACTTTTAAATTATATGGAATAAAAGCTTAATTATTAAAAATAGGATATATTTTGACAAATCAACCGGTTGGAATTCCCTTTCAAAACCCCACTGACTACATAGGTCCAAAGATGGATATTGTTCCTATAAAACGATTTCCAAGGGAGCCTTTAACCACAGATAAAAAATACCGTGTAGGACAATTAGCTATTCTTGGTAAGAATCCCAGTACAGGAAATGAAGGAGAACTTTTTTATCTTGCACGATTCGAGTCAAATGGAGATGCTACCTGGGTTCAATTTGACAGTGGAACTTCTGGTATTGGTATTGAATCTCTTCAAACAGATGATGGAGCACCACCAGTAGTCCCTGATATAACTGGAGTAGTTGGTGTTCTAGGGGGAATTGGAATCACTACCTCTGGACAAGATCCTGAAACAGATGTGACTATTGATATAGATAACTCAGTTGTGGGTCAAACCATTACTGGAGATGATTCTAATGCACTTAGTCCAACTTTAGGCAACTGGAACATCTTGGGAGGTATTGGAATTGATACCTCTGGATCAGGAAGTGATCTGACTATAGACATGGATGGTAGTATAGTCACATCGCAATATGATGCTGATTCTGGTACTGCCACACCAACAGCTGGAGTTTTGAATATCATTGGAGGAAATGGAACTGTCACTTCTGCTACAGGAAATACTGTTACTATAGAAATGGATTCACCTTTTGTAGGGGATTTTTCCTTTGAATCCAATACTGGTGGAGAGATAGAGACTCTCACAGTTCAAAATACAGTGGATGCAGCTGATAGTGGATCAATGATTCAATCCTTAGTAGCAGGATCAGATTCTACAGGAAATCCTGTTATACAAGTAGCTAGCACAGGACAAAGAGCAGTTGGATTTGATATTGATACTTCAACTGGAAATCCTAGATTTATGAGAAGTATTGATGGTTCCACTATTCTTAGTGAGATGATATTTTCAATATTCGGAACAGATGATAATGCACGTCTTGATTTAATGGCACCGGGAGGGACTTTTATTACACGTACAAATTCTTCAGGAAATACAGCAACTTTGAATATTTTAAATGCTTCTTCTGAAACTGGTTCAGATGCGAGAATACTTATACAATCAGCTGATCCAACTGTAGGTGACGGTGGTGGAAATCAATATATTATATGGGGAGCTGAGAATCAAGTACAGTTCAGCCTAGGTCAAGGAAGAGATGCTACTCCAAGCACACAACCTTTAGAGTTTAAATCTAATGGATTTCCTAGTGGGGATAATATTATGCAATTACATCCAGGAGCTGGAGGAAATATAACTCTCAACAAAGTAGGCGCTTTAACTCTGCATACAGGAACAACAGCAGAAAGACCAGCGACTCCCATAAATGGCATGATCCGATACAATACAACCATAGAAAAATTTGAAGGTTTTGAAGATGGTGCATGGGTTAATCTAATTTAGAAAATAAGAGTAAAAATAGAGATATGAAACATGATTCTTGATAAGATTGGAAAATTATTACAAAATACTCCCGAAGAATTCTTGGTATTTATGAAGGTATGGACGGTTATTCTGATATGTATTTTTGCTGCATGGGGTTGTTATTTATGGAAAAACTTTCAGGAAAAGAATAAGATTAAAAATTATTCTAATACAGTGATTCAAGAAGAATCAAATTTAAAAGATTTGATAGACAAACATCCCAAGTAACATAATACATATTATCCGACTCACAATTTATAAAGTTTAAAGTTTAAATTTGATATAAAATTTTAATTTTATTATAATGAAAATGCGAGAAATTACTACAACTACTCTAAAAAATAATAATTTTAAGCAAAAAATTGATGAACCCTATTTTGTCATGGAATAGGGTTTTTTTATTGTGAAAAAAAAGGTGGAGATGAGAGAACCTATCTTTAAAAGATAGGGTTGTTTTTGATATCAGATCTACAAAACATAGGATTGTTTTAATTTTGTAAAACAACACTAAGATTCTTCTTCACGAAAAAATTAGCTATCGCTGTATATGGAGCAACCAGAAATATGATGATGAATTTTATCAACAGAGTAAACATGATGACATGCCATACATTGCCCCATATATCTTCAAAGAAGCTCATCAATCCATAGAACACTAAAGTGTCTATCGTTTGAGACATGAAAAGAGATATCATAACTCTAGTAGTAAATTTTTTAGATCCAAATCTCTGTTGAAGCCATGAAAAAAATCTAATATCTAATAGCTGAATAAATATAAATGTGATGAAAGAGACAGCTGTAATGGTAGGCATACATGAAAATATAGCTCCATAGTGCGCTTGAGTTGTATCATATCCATTAGGGATAAAGAACATATGTAACTGCTGAAGAGTGACAAAGCCAAAGGTACACAGAGCTGCAATAAGGACATGGATACGAGCGGATCGTCTACCATAATACTCTTGCATAAGATTAAGGCCTAGAATGTAGCAAACTCCAAGAGCCTTGCAGGTCGTTACATCCAGGCCAAAGATATTTACTTGCTTCAGGATCATTAGATTTAATGAAATAGCCACTACAGTAAGCCACGCATTAACAGCTTGCTCGCCTATTTTTAGACAAAGCATTGTGATCCAAGAAATAGCAAATATCTGTATCAATAGAAGATAAAAATTTAGCAAAAATCTTCCCAGTCAGTTGCTTCTACATCATCTCCTTCACATACATATATATATCCATCGGTATCTAGATATTTCTCTTGTACCCTATAGGGATGAGCTGCAAGCATGCATTGATATTTTTTACTCCACCACATATTGTGGCCTTCTTTCCAGGATTTTCTTCTTACTTTTACACTATATTTAGTTTTTTCAGATGCTTGTATAAAATCCATTATTCCTTCCTCTGTATTTAATAATTTTAAATTTTGAAATTTTCTAATTACGGATCTTCTAATTTGAATGCACTCATTCTTAGACAAAATTTCTTTGCATTTTGTAATCGAAGATTGTAAAAAACCATTGTAATAACTGTCAAATAAAAAAGTTTTTACTATCAATTTATTTCTCCATTTAATTTCTTTTGTAAATATATTTTATCTACTCTAGGGTTCATTTTTAGACCATATAATACGAGGATAAAAATATTCGTTTTTGCGGTGAAATTCTCTAATTTAATCATATCTCAAAGTCGTGATTCGTATCGGTTTCAAAGGCCATATTTCTCATATCAATGGATAAATTGAGCATATATCAAATATAATATTTAACATAGATTTTTTTATGACGATATTCTGCCTGATAGAAAAAATGAAGTTTACATCATTATGATTTTATTCGTAACTCTTTGAAACATATATTTTTAAGACTGATTTTGTATACTAAAAAATAATTTAATTTTATTGACTGAAATGGAATTATTTGAAATAATTAAGATTGGAAGTTCAAAAATTGAATTCGTTTGGATGGCTTCTTACTATTGAATGCTGAACTTCCATTTTTTTAAAAAAAGGATAAATTATGAAATATTTATTATTGATTATAATCGCATTCACGACGGTAAGTTGTGCTGATTATCGTTATCATATTATTCCTAAGTATTTTAGATCACACGAACGTAAAAAATCATCCACAAGGGGAGAACTTCAGTATCCTGAAAAAAAAGATATTGAGATATCGATGCCTAAAAAAAATATGAACGATGATGATTTCTATAAATGTTAGATTTTTTTTGACTCAAAAAATAAGATATCCTAGTCTGTTTTCAAACCCTATTTGTTCCATATAAAAACCGAGTAAGCAGTAAACACTTACTCGGCTCTATGGGATGGTTATTCATGTTATCTTATGTTTTGATCGTATAAGATATCACCCACAGATATTTTTCTGTGGGTTTTTTATCTAAATAGACCCTCAGTCACTGAGGGTACATTTAAAAGGAAAGCCTCCATACTAGAGATGGATTTCCCCGATAAATTTCTAAATCAACATCCTTAAGCTGAGGAATTTTACTGTAATTTATGCTTCCTTTTCTCATAAATCTTGTATATTTAATTCCATGACCCTGTGCATTTTGTTCGTTGCATATTTCCTTAAGAAGTTTCCTGTCTTCTTCATCTTCATTTTTAAGATCTTTTATCTTTGAATATCTAGAGATACATCTACTAGAAATTTCCTTCCATATAGATGATTCACTCATATCTTGATAATCTCTATCAGTCAATGTTGGCTCTTTAAAATTAATCATCATATCCCAGAACTCTTTTTCTTCTTTTTTGAGATACTCTAGATATTCATCATCTTTTTCAAATTCAACGAGAGCCATATCTCCATTTCTTAAAGAAAAATAATGTCCTATTTCAATGCCTAAATGCTGTACACAAGCCAGCTGATGTTGGACTTGAGGGATATATTTTTCTGGAATCTTTCCCGACTGAGCAATCTGATGATCTTTTTCACCAGGATTTTTCAACTCAACCATTCTTTTCTTTTTACGGGAAATACCATCTAAAGATGCTCCCATATATTTAATGCTTGGATTAAAAACGATATCAGGCTCAACAGATATACCAGTGTATACCTGATAAGCTAATCTGGAATCTTGCTCACTCTCAATTCCATAGCGCATAGCACTATTTTGTTGTTGTGCAGGACCTAGACCAAGCTTCTCCCTCCATAGTTGATTCTGAGTCCTCCATGGAGACACACCGACTATTATCGGTGCATCTGAAGCCATGATATGATTTTTCCTCATGTCAATCCATTCTTGTGTTCTTTGTTTCATATGCCTCCTTAAAATGGTAGTGCTGGTTCTTCTTGTGATAATCGTGATGCTCTTTCAAGTATAAGTGGATATGCATCCGTAGATAATTTCTGTAGAGAATCTAACTTATAATATTCTAAAACATTTTGTATGTATTCTTGATTATCTCCAATTAAACTATACAATTCCTTTGCTTGTTCAAATGAGATAGTATCAGATTTTTTTTCAGAATATTTTCCTGATGTAGAACCATTCCATGGATCACCCCCTTCGAATAAGACATCCAAATTGACTGGATTTTCTTTGATAGCCTCCTGAATAGAAGAGTCTAGTTTTTTGTGAGGAACGGGTGTAACCATATATTTAGTCTCTTTCCCATTTCCACTTTTATTAATTTTCACGTCATATTCTCTAAAATCTCCCCATTCAACATCATTCCCTAAACTGGATAGAGTCTTCAAAATACTATTTTGAGTAATCTCAAGAATAAATAGAGCTTTTCGGTGATAGTCCCATACATTTAATGTCCAAAAAGCACGAATTGGCTTATCTGGATTGAAACTGTTTAGAGGCTTTTCATCAGCTCGATATCTGTAAGGTTTATTTTCTTTCCAATCTATCCATCCACAAATAGGACGTTGCACGATACGAAGGCGATTATCACCCTGTTCCATTTCTTTCATCCTCCAATATGAATGAGGACTTTTTAGCTCTTCAAAACCGTATGGTAAAAATTGATTCATTGTTTTCTCCTTTAATTTTTAAATTGTTGTAAATGGACTGTATTATATTCTTTCCATTCATCTAGTATTCGATTAATTTCTTGTTTTTCTTGGATTTTATATTTCTTTTCCATCTTTTCTATTTTTTCTAGTAATGGTTTACCTTCAGGAATACGTATATCAAAGATGCCTAGCACTTCTTCAAGGTGATATTCCATATCTTCAATGGAGCCTTTGTCATAAATATCATTCACAAGACCCATCAAATGGTCATATGCATGTTCATATTCTTCTTTGTTTAATGTTGATATTTTATTGTATTGGTTTTCAGAATATATCATGATATTTGTCCTTTCATGCGGTTTTATTATATATTATTTGAAAATAGTTTTGTCTTTTTTTATGTGCAAAATTAAGGTTTATTATCTACCATAAATGGTATGATGAGATGAATGTAGGATATATGGAATTTTATGTCAAACAAACAATCAATAAAATATGTTTTCAAAAAATAGAGTCCTATGCAATATGATGACCCCATATAGAAAAGGAGATATTTTTGATGGATTTAGATTATTACTTATGGAAGAACAAGATTAAATTTAAAGACTTTGCAAGAAAGCTTGGAATTGATCCCTCTCATGTTTCAAAGTTGGTACAGAAAAAAACAACTCCAAGTTTGATTGTAGCGATGAAAATTCATGAAGAGAGTAAAGGAAAAATTCCTTTTGAAGAAATGATCTCATTCTCTGATAAATTAAAAAATTAAAGATATAGATAAGATATAAAGATAAAAAATAAATATAATTTTATTCTGGATTCAAAATAATATAAGTAGTATACCGATAAGAGTGTGAATATTTTGATGGAGAAAAAATATGTTGTCAAGGAAAAAGTTCCCTTGACAGATATGATACCATCAAGGGAAACCACGCGCATCGTGTGCAGAAGCCAACGATGACTCATACCAAAAGATATGAGATTTATTAACAACATTAGATCTTCCTTCAAACCAAGACAGAAGATCTAAACGAACTGGTAAGAACCAATCCAATGTACCAAATCCCGTATTTTCAGTCACTTCTTTTTTTCCTTTCTTGGGAATTTCTTAAAAAGATATTTAAAATTATTTTTAGATTGGGATTTGAGTACGATAAAAAAATGGCATCCACATGTGATAGATGCCAATACCGAAAGGGGTTCTTATGAAAATTACTCCTTTTATATCTAATATAAAAATTAATGCAAAGAAAAAAGGAGAAAATGATGAATCGTGATTTTAAAGGAATATATATAACAGCTAAGATGTGGCTTATGAAAAAATTCATTTCTTGGAATGAAATTATTTTATGGTGTGAAATTGACTCTCTTTATGATCCAAAAAGAGGAGGATGTTACGCCAGTAATGAATATTTAGCAGAATTTATGGAATTAAAAGAACGTCGAATCCAGCAAATGTTAAAGAAGATGAAAAAATTAAAATTTATTATTGAAGTTAGTGGAAAAGATGAATCAAGAATATTAAAAGCTGTATTTCCAATAGATGATCTTACTGAAAATGAAGAAGATAAGAACATA